AGATCGCTCAAAGCGCCGATTCCGTCTGACGTGGCGGCGGAAATCGATCAGTACCGAATCGAGGTTCTATAGGTGGTCACGAATACCTTCTCTCCTGCCGTCCGGGCGCTTGCGGCGCGCGTCCCTGATTATGTGGCGCGGGCCATTCAGGTAGCGGCGGTTGAGATTGAAAGCGACACGAAAAAGGCTTTGACCAGCGCGCAACCTTACCCAGCGGTAAACACGGGGCAACTGCGCGCAAGCTACCGCATTGTGATTCAGCCGGGGCGCATGGCCGCGCGCGTTGGCTCCGATCTTCAGCACTCCAAGTATGTCGAGCACGGAACCGGGCCGCATTGGGCGCCTATTGCGCCGCTGCTCTATTGGGCAAAGCGCAAGTTCGGCAAAGAGGGCGAGCGTATCGCCTACGCGGTTCAACAGGCTATTGCGCGGCGGGGCACGGAGGCGCGTCCGGCGCTGGGTCCAGCCTTTGAGCGGGCGCGGAAAACGCTTGCGGCGAAGATGAAGCGAGCGGTACGGGAGTCTCTGAAGTGAAGATCACCGAAGCGCGCGCGGCGCTGATCGCGTACATCACTGGGCTTGATCTAACGATAACGGGCGTGTTCGATGAACCGCCGCGCCATGATCCATTCCCGTTTGTCCGCGTGGGAGATGCCATCGCAACGCCGGATGATCTGCTGGTGGAGCGCGGATCTCAACAGGTGTTCGAGGTTCACGTCTTCACGCGCGAACCGCAACGCGATCAAGTCAATCTGCTGGTGGGCCAATTGCATCAGGCGTTACACCGGGCCACATTTGACGTAGAAGGATGCCAGAACGTCCAAGCGCTGGTAGAGCAGGTGAATGTGTTCGAGGACGCTGGCGACCCCGCAAAGACGCGGCAATGGCACGGAATCGTGAGAGTGCGGGTGATCCTGTTCAATGTTTAAGAGCTTCTCCATTTCGGTAGTGACGCCAACGCGCAACCGGGCCGACATGCTCCCGGCGCTGGAAGCATGCATCAGAGCGCAAACGCTACTGCCGGATGAGTGGATCATCGCCGATTCTTCGGATGAGCGCCGCGAGTACACGACCGTGATGCGCACGCGGGCCGCACGTCAGCGCATGGAGACACGGTGGTTCCCAATCGAGCACCACAACACGGGCTTTGCGCGTAATCGCTCCGTAGAAGCCGCAACCGGAGACATCATCGTTCACATGGATGATGATGACTTCTACGGCGCTGGGCATATCAAGTATCTGGTCGAAGGACTCATTCAGTCCGGGAAGCAGGTGATCGGTTACAGCAGTGGTCGATTCAGGGATGCCAGCAGGGTTTACACGTACCATTCAAGCCGCGACGGGTACGCGATGGGGGCCACGCTAGCCTATTGGCGCAAATACTGGGAGACTCATATATTTCCGGCCTACGCGATTGGCGAGGATAACGCTTTTGTCTATGATGCTGCGGATCGCGGCCAGCTTGCCACGCTGAATGGTGAGGCGCATTTCATGGGCGGAATTCACGACGGCAACACGTCACCAAAGCGCGTAGTGTTAGGCTGTCAACAGTGGAGGGTAGTGGCTTGAAGATCGCTCTATCGATGTTGAGCTGGCAGACTGGCGACGTGATCGCCGATACGTGGTTTTCGGTGCTCCGTGAGCGCGCGGCGCTGGCGGCGGCTGGGCATGAAGCGCTAGCCATTGCCATTGATAACGGTTCTACCGATGGCAGCGCGGAGATTCTGGAGCGCGCCAAGGTGGTCGATTCCGTTGTGATGCGGCTGCCGGAGAACATCGGGAATGCGCGCGCGCGGAACAAGGCCATTGATTTCGCCATGCGTGAGCAGTTCGATATGCTGCTGTTTCTCGATGGCGATATCGAGATGATCCCCGGCTCAGCGCTGTATCTGGCAAAGACGCTCAAAGAGGAACCAGATACAAGCTATTGCGTGGGATTTTGGTCAATGGGACAATCCCGTTTCCGCGAGAAGGTGACGCCGCTCATTAAGCCGGATGAAGTGCTGGACAGATCGTACAACCGCTGGGAATGCGCGTGGACTCAGTACGGCATGTTTCGTGTCAAGAACTTCCAGCAGGGCCTACGGTTCTACGATGGCTACGGCCCCGGCTGGGGATGGGAAGATGACGATTTTCACATGCAAATGCGCACCCGCGCGATTGCCGGGGATGCGGTCAGCCTTCACGGCGTCACCTACCTGCACCGGAATTGGCATAGCTCGTGGGATGCGCTGCGGGCTTCGGGCGTTGACCCGAAGGAAGAGTACGAGAAGCGCAAGGCGATATTCTTGGGGCGGTGGTCGCAGTTGGACCCATCGTTGCCAGTGTTCAACAAAATCAGGGCGTGCGAAGATGCGCGGTTTCCGCGCGAGCAAGAAGCGGTAATATAGGAACGAGGTACAGCAATGGCAAACTTTCTCGCAAATACGGCGGTATTCCAGATCGGCTCTCCGCTGGTCACTTTGGCACAGGTCGAGAGCATCGACGGCTTCGGGTGGAACTACGAAATGGTCAACACAACTGTTTTGGGTGACACCGTTCAGAAGTTCCTGAAGGGCATCGCGGCGGGCGCGTCGATCACCGTCAAGGTGAGTTTTGATCCAAACGTGGCCACGCAAAACGACGGATCGACGGGCATGCTGGGCTACCTCACGAACGCGAATGAGCAGAACTGCGCCATTGTGTTGCCCACGTCGCCGGAGGATACCTACACCTTTACCGGGCTGGTGTCTGGGTTTGCGCTGTCAGGCATTGCCGTAAATGGCCGCCTCACCGCTGATTTCATGATCCAGATCACCTCGGTTCCCACGCTGGCGTAAACGATGAAGACCACCACCATTGAACTCGACAAGCCGCGCACCTTGCGCTACGACCTCAACGCGCTATGTGCCATCGAAGAGGCCACTGGGAAGCCAATTGCTGAGGCTCTTTCCGCCGGGAGTTCATTTTCGGCCATGCGCGTGATCATCTGGGCCGGGCTGAAGCACGAAGACCCGGCGCTGACGGTCGAGGCTGTCGGGGCGATGGTGGACCCGGCGCTGATGAATGTGGCGCTGGAGGCTCTGGTGGAGGCGTTGCCGAACAACAGCGGGCCGGAAAACCCTCCGGCCCCGCCGCTCGCCTAGACTGGCTCAAACTTTGGGCCTGGGCGCGCGCGCGGGGAATCGGCACCGGGGAATTTTGGCAGTTGAGCATGAGAGAGTTTGACGCTCTCGTGAAGGCTCACCAGGAGGTAGACCGGATGGAAGACTATCGCGCTGCCATGCTGCCGACTCTTTACGCCAACGCGCACCGTTCGCCGAATCAGCGTGCGTTCACTCCCGGCGACTTCTTCCCCTCGCTTGTGCAGACGGTTGCGCCTGAAGCCAACCTGACGCAAATGCGTGGGCTTCTCGGTATGTTGGCGGCGGCGGGGCTGGCTAAAAAGCAATGAGCGAACTACTCGGCGGCATTCACGTTGAAATCGGCGCGCGGCTTCAAGGTCTAGAAACGGGGCTGAAGCGCGCGGCGGACCAATCGCAATCCACGGCCACCAAGATCGAGGGCATCTTTAGCGGCATGTCTAATGCGCTGGGATCGCTGGGCCTTCAGGTGGGCATCCTTGGCATCGGTGGCGCGGCCATCAAGCTGGCGACCGATTTTGAGCAGACCAACATCGCCTTTACCCAGATGCTCGGCTCTGCCGAAAAGGCTACGGCCTACCTTGGGCAGTTGCGCGCGTTCGCTGAAAAGACTCCGTTTGAATTTGAGGACGTGACGCGCGGGGCGCGGCGGCTGATGGCGTTTGGATTCGAGGCCAACAACGTAATTCCGATCATGCGGCGCGTCGGTGACGCGGTGGCCGCGATGGGTGGCAGCGCCGAACAGATCAACCGCGTAGTGACCGCCCTTGGTCAGATGCGCGCGAAACAGAAGGTATCGGCTGAGGAGATGAATCAACTCTCTGAGGCCATGATCCCGGCTTGGGAGATTCTAGCGAAGCGAATCGGCGTGAGCGTACCTGAAGCGATGAAGATGGCCGAGAAGGGCACGCTAGACGCATCCAAGGCCATTGATGGAATCATCGAGGGCATGGGCCAGAAGTTCGACGGGATGATGGCCAAGCAGTCCACCACTACGGCGGGCCGATTCTCGAACTTGATGGATCAGCTAAAGAAGATGGGTACAGACTTTGGTACGGCACTCCTGCCGATTGCCAACTTCGCCATGTCTGTTTTGGGGCCAGCGCTCACGGCGGTAGCCACTACGGTTTCACGCGCATGGGCGGCGCTTCAGGTGGTCATCAGCGGCATTGTGTTGCGCGTGGGCATGAGCCTTCAATCGTTGTTTGAGTTGATGGCCAAACTGCCGGGATCAACTGGGGAGTCTTTCCAGAAGGCAGCGGCCAACGTGGCAGCGTTCAACGATGTCACGAAAAAGACCCTTGATGGTTCGATGAAAGCGATGCTCGAAGGCACGGCCAAACAGACCGTCGCCTACAGCGATCAGTACAACAAGATCACCGGGCTAGGCGCTGCGCATGAGGCGAAG